CTCTCCTACTCTAATTACGGTTGTGTTGTTTTCTACCTCCTCAATAGACTTATAATCTTCGCTATAGTCCTGCTGAAAATCCGCAAGGCTGTCATACTCGGAATACTCACAACATAGTGCAATGACATCTAGTTCTAATTCCTCCCCAGTGTCCTCCTCATAACCCTCTATGTAGTCAAACAATGCTTCTAATCCCATATAACTGAAGTTGTCTTTTCTGCACTGGAATGCATCTCTAAAATCACTTAAATTTACTGTGTTTTTCATTTCAAAACCTCCAATAAATATTCTTCAACTATCTATACAATAGACTATTGTCAATCGGTTGTCAAGCCCTTTGCTTGTCATAATGCTACTATTTTATGAAATTAGTATAAGGTGTGTAATGTACAGGTTATGCGGTCGGATTAGATAACGGCTGGAACGCCTGCTTTGCCCTGGCCGTGTGATGGTATATGCTTATAGCCGTCAATAGGTATAGGACACCGCAGGCAATAAGGGTCTATTCTACATCTTTGTCGTGCTAATATGCTATAATAGGTAGTAAGGAATGAATAGGTTTCAGCGGGGTGGGGCGTAGCTATAAGATAGAGGTGTTTATGGTAGTAACTAATGGTGGTGAAAATGGGGTGGGGGTGTGTAATGAGTTTCGGGAGTTAGTTCTCCGGCACGCGGACAGCGTAAAAAAAGAAAGGTATTTACTCGCATTAGTCAAGACTGGCAAGGTGGGCCGAAGCGCTGATTTAGCCTCGGTACACCGTACAACGCCCTGTGTTTGGCGTAGGGCCGATGAGAAGTTCACTGTTATAGAAGACATAGCAATAGAGGTGTTTAACAGGTTAGAATTAGAAGCGTATGAAGATATATTAGAGACTAGGGTGAAGGACCCGAGCCGTAAAATGGCTGATGTACTACTCATGTTCAAGCTTAAGAGCCTATCTGATAAGTACAAGGACAAGCAGTTTATCCCCGCTTTGCCTGCCACCATAACAATCAAGATGGACATACCAAGCCCGGACTATACCGCTGTAGGCCGTGAGCCTGACATACCTATCAAGCAACTGGGGGAGGGGGCGGGCGTTAGCACGCCTTAATAGTAGATGATAGACTATAGAGAGATAAAGCCAGCCATCGTTTGGGTAAACCCAGCCATCAAACAGCTGTATGCTGGGTGGGGTGGCTAATATGCCCTACAGTGATAAAGCCAAGGATAGACTATGGCATAAGCAAGTGATGAGGGCTCGCAGATTGAGGCTAAAAGGCAGGTTTGTTACACCCTCTACATTGCCTGTTATACCCTGTATGCCACGCCCTGCTGCTTATCCTGTTGGCGCTGATGGTTACGGAGTATATGATGGCTGCTAGAGAGATATTAAAGAAGCATTCCGATGACGATACACCCCCCTCCGCCTTGAACACCAGCAACACATTGACGATACTGACCCCAGGAATATTATAACCAAACAAAATAGACTTAACATAAGGAGAATCACATGGCTAAAGGAGTAGCGAAGCGAGATGGGAGTGGAAAAGGGACTAGGGCAAACAGGGGCAGGGGTGGCTGTAAGACTACGAAAGCTAAGGGAAAGAGGTAGTTTATAACTATTGATAGAAAGATGTATACAAATATTTGATAATAAAAACAAAAAAGGAGAAGATTATGAAAGTAAAACTATATAGCAATCAGAAGGGAACTGGTTGGATGGGGTGGGTAGAGAACTGTAAGGAGCAAGTTATAGGTTTTATCCGTCTTGATGGTTCTCTTATATTCGACTGGTGAAATGAGGTCTTGGTTATGTCCAGGCAATCTTAGTTTAGAAGGATAACTTATGACGAAGAAGACTGGCGAGCTTATCTACACACCCCATGAGAGGCAACGAGAAGCCCATCAGAGGGCTGAGCGATACATACTTTATGGAGGGGCACTAGGGGGTGGGAAGACGATGTGGCTTTGTGCTACGGCGATACAGCAGAGTGTATTATATCCGGGGAATGTAGGGTTTTTAGGGAGGCACAGGTTAAAGGATATGCCGTCGACGTTATTAGAGACATTTGATAGGATGGCGCCGAAGAGTATAGTTAAGTCACATCACAGGACAGAGAGGTATTGGGATTTTGTAAATGGGTCACGGATATACTATGATGGGTTAGATGATTATGATAGTGTTAAGGAGAGGGTAGGCGGGCTTGAGATAGGGTGGTTTGGGGTAGACCAGGCGGAAGAAATATCAGAAAGTGTATTTGACCTATTGACCACAAGATTAAGATTACAGATACCGGGGCTTTATTATCATGGTTATCTTACGGCGAATCCTTCTCCAGGATGGTTAAGGGATATGTTTATAGACCAGAAAAAAGATAACTGCTGCTTTGTTCCAGCGTTACCTACGGACAATCCTTTTCTTCCAGGCGGGTATGTAGAGGAGATGAGGGAACGGCTTCCCGAAGCGATGGTGCAGCAGCTACTTGACGGGGACTGGGATATAGATGCCGCATCTGATTATCTTGTTCCTTATTCTAAAATTAGAAAAGCTATTGCGGTTAAACTTGATGCCGAGGGGCCAGTGGTTGCGGGGCTTGATATTTCAAGATACGGGGATGATGAGACTGTATATATATTGAGACAAGGTAGTAAGGTTCTTAAAGTCGAGCATTGGGGGCACCAGGCTACCACGTTTACCGCTGGTAGAGTCGCAAGGAATATAAGAGAAGATAGACCGATTGTAACGAATATAGATAGTGTTGGCGTTGGCGGGGGTGTGTATGACCAGCTTGAGGCCGAGGGGTTGAAGGTCAAGGCAGTTAATGTTGGGGAAAAGGCGCTTGACGAAGAACACTTTGCGGATAAGAGGGCTGAGTATTATGATGGTCTGGGTAAAAGGTTCATACGGGAAGATATAGATATTCCTGACAATCCCAAATTAGCCTCACAGCTTTCCGGTATGAAATACCTTTATGACTCGAAGCAGAGGTTACGGATTGAAAGCAAAGAGAAGATGAGAAAACGGGGATTGAAGTCCCCTGATTTTGCCGATGCGTTGATGCTTGCGTTCATAGAACCGCCCGCGATAGCAAGCGCAAAGATGCGTCATTGGTAATATGCTATACTTAATGTAAGGAAACCTGTCTAACGGGAGGAATAGGTATGTCTGTATTCAGTAAATTCAGTGAGTCTATCAAGCCTAATAAGAGCGAGTCCCTTGATGCAGCCGCAATTATGAAGATGGTCAAGGAGAAGGAAGATTCTGCTGATAGAGTGAAACTTGTCAACAGGATAGAAAACGACTTCGAGAGCTTCTGGAAGTATAAGAAACATGACGAAGGGAAAGAGTTTAAGAACTATACATCTAATAAACCACGTACGTTAGCTGAGAAGATTGCTGATTCTATCGCCTATGCACCAAAGCAGATACGGATTCCTCTTTCAGGTGATACGGATGAGCAAGTAGATAATAAGAATAAATGCGAGAGGTTTATATATGGCGGGCTTAATCTTATCAATACTCGTTTTGAAAACATTGTAGAACCACATCTCCAGGAACAGATAGCTTGGCTTGCAGCTACCCAGGGATGGTTTATCGTAAGAGCTTATATAGAGAAGCGCGATGGTAAGGCATTTCTTATGGTGGCTGTATGGAATTATATAAATACTACCTATGGGATTGGTAGAGATGGTTTGGCATGGGGTTGCCATAAAAGGATTTTAACCCCTGATGAAGCGGAATGGACTACTGGTAAGAATGGCGATGGGCAGGAATTATATGATTTCTGGAATGAGAAGATAAACGCTGTTATTGTTGATGGCGAATTTGTTAAAAAACCTAAGCCACATGGATTAGACCATGTGCCTATGTTCATATGCTCGGTCGGAACTGTTCCTACATTCCAATCGTCTAAAGATAAATATACCTTATTACAACGTGGCGAATCAGTATGGGGGGCTAATAGAGAAATCTATCCGATAGACAATAAGGTTATGACCTATTTCCTTACTATTACTGAAGGTGGAATTAAGGTTCCTCTAGCTTCATACACTGAAGACGGCAGAGACCCGTTTGAAGAAAATCCTTATGAGGGTGGAGTGACTATTCCCCTTAGAAAAGGTGAGAAGGTTGAACCCGCTTTCCAGCGGACAATGCCTGCTGATGCTTACAAGATGGCTGCGATGGTGGGTAAAGAAATAAGTATGGGTGGACTTTCCCCGATAGCTTTTGGGGAAATTGATTTTCAATTACCTGGATATGGGATTAGTTTGCTTACCGGAGCTACCGCGTCAAGCCTTGAACCCATAAAGAAGAGTGTTGAGAAAGCTATTAGCTGGTTAGGCAGAGAGCTTTTAAGCCAATATGCTAATGGTAAGTTCAAGGAAAATCTCAAGTTACATGGTAGAGATAGTAAGGACACATACTTTGAATGCGATATAAGCCCCAAGGATGTTAAAGGCGATTGGTTCCCAGAAACTAAATTACTGCCTAATATACCGGAAGATGAACACGCTAAGGTCGCGGATGCTAAGGTTCTGAGGGATAGTAAGTTAATGTCTCTAAGAACAATCCTTGATAAGAGATTGGGTGTTCAGGATACCGCCCTTGAAATGTCGCAAATGGATAAAGAAGAAGGTATGGCTATGGAGCCTATTAAGTTAAGACGAATAGCCGCGGCATTTGAGAAGGCTGGTAGACCAGACTTAGCCCAAATCTTCTATGACGAGCTTGAAGTAATGGAATCACAGAATGCGGCTGCGGCGACTGCTGCAGCGAGTGAAGCGGTGGAGCCAGAATTTGCTACTGGGTTCCCTAATACAGTCCTACCCCCCGAGCAGATGGGTAAGATACAAACTCCCCCAGGAGGTGTAATATAATGGCTACTGAAAAAGATAGACTTGAAGGAATACTTGAATATCTAAGGTCATTAGATCCTGTGAAGCAACTGGGTGCGATACAGTCTATGCTTAATGCTGGGACTATCCCAGAATATCAAGCAAATACATTTATCTCTTGGCTTAAACTTGAAGAAACTCATCCCGTTGCCGTGGCTCAACAGCAAAGGGCTGAGTATGTAGGAACACAAGAACGTGAGCAGTTAGCGAAATCAGCTGCCAGAGCACCGAGTAGGGAGCCAGAAGAAAGATACCCCGCAGCGGGGGGTGAATACTATCCGTTTATTGAGAACTTGCCTACTCCTGCTATGAAAGAATACTATAGGCGGAATGTTCCTTCTGAATTATATTCCCAGCTTGGTGATAGGCCTGAGAAAACTGGATTATCCGAAGCAGAGAGAGCATTGAGAGTATACAGAGATAAAGCGAGCAGAGCTCGGGGCGATATATCCAGGCTTGGGTCTTATCCAGGAAGGATACAGCCGCCGGCAGGAGTAACGGCACAAAGGCAACAAGCCGAGTCAAGACTTGGAAGCGCAAGGACTAAAATTAAATCACAAGCCCAAAGAGTTGCTGAGATAAAAAATGCTCAGCATCCTTTTCTTGCTCAATTAGAAGCATTCCCGTTTGCCGAAAGATATAGCGCTTTGTCCGCTAGGGAACGCGGGGATTATCCATCTAAATTTAATCCACGAACTAGGGTATTAGGGTTTTAACTATGCCAGAAGAACGTGATATTTTTGAAGATATTGCTCAAAAAACATCTGAGGATGATGATAAATTACAAGGGTATAGAAGGTCGTCCCTATTAGATTATTCGCGTGTTTCCCAGCCTACGGAACAACTGCCAGAATCACAGGCTTTCTTGCCACGTGAGCAGGATTATCCTTTTGCTGGAGATGAAGTAACTGACGATGCCCCGTCACTACGTGACCTTGCGTTTAGAAAACCAACAGAGTCACCGCTTTGGGAAAAGTTAGGTTTCGCCAAAGCAGCAGAACTTTATGGGAAGGTTGACCCCGCTCTAAAGAAATATATTGCCGAGCCAGGGGCCGAGTTACTATCCTTACCTGCCCATACTACGCCTGAGGAAATGCCATTATTTAATTTCCCAGAACCTATTAAAAACCTATTAATAGCCCATCCTAAGTTACAGGATATTTTAGGCTTCCACGAAGTTGCGGAAGCAGAGATAGAAGGGCGAGCTGTTGTTAGTAACCCCGCTGATTTCTATAAGCAGTTACTAGATGACGGTGTTATTAAAGAAGGATACGAGGAATGGGAAGCTCCTAAATACACTAAGGGAGCATTGGAAGAAGTTGCTAAACTCCCTCTTTGGTTAATAGGTGGTAGGTTATTTGCTGCGACACCTGTGGGAAAAGAGGTCGCCAGATGGGAGTCCGCTCTATTTAATTTTATAAAAACTAAGAGCTTTATGTGGCGTGATAAAAAGTCGTTCTTAAAGTTTCTACATTCACAGCCAGGGTATATAAACAATAAAGCCTATTTTACAAAGGAATTTGAGGATAAATTATGGCAGGCTTCTGTT